TTTCTAGTAATCCATAATTTGTAACGTTGGTCTGAATTTATTTCTTGCTTGTTTTCGATCTCAATAATCTTTTCTTCAACTTTTCCAAGTCGTTTATTGATTCGTGTTGTTACTTCCATAGTTAAAGCAAGCTTTTCTTCTGGAGTTTGTGGTAGTTCTTGTCTTACGATTTTTTCCATCTTGTTAAATGCTTCAATGTACTTAAGCTTGAACTCCATAGCTTTAGAACCTGTAAAGCCCATAGCCAATAAAGTAAATCCATCTCTATTCATGTAGTACATTGGTTGTTGTTGATTTCTGCTATTCAAATAACTATCTTCAACAAACATTTTCTTCACTGCATAATTTTGTGCAGTGAGATTTCTGATTGATTTCATTACAACTCTATGTTCTTTTTCAAAAATTTCTGCTACCTTTAAGCTTGTTGTTACTAATTGTTGGTCGTGCATAATAACTAAATCTTTCATTTCAATTCCTCCTTATTTAATTCTTAAATCTGAAATAATTTTTAAAATGACTCGATTTCCTCTAGGCGTTATCTTTCGCCCAGTTAAAAAGTCGGACATGTCTTGTTTCTTGATACCGTATGTAACGGCTAATGAAGTAACTGAAATGTTATTTTCTTCAAGGTACTCCATGATTTTTTCTCTACCTGGCTTTGTTTCTGGCACTTTAATCACTCCTTTCTTAATTCCTACCCACCCACCCTACTAAGTAAGTTTTAAAGTAAGCTTTAAATAGAATATTTTTATGAAAAAATATTGACTACTAGCCCACAATAATGTACTATTAAAGCGTAGTTAATAAGCACAACAAATAAGAATTGTAATAAATCTTGGCGGAAATAATTATGTTCATATCGTTGCTTATTAACTGACAACTTAACTTACAAGAAATAGTATATCTCACAATAATGTGATAGTCAACAAAATTATCCAATTATTTATACTTTTTTTCTTGTCTAGCTTTTTGGAAAGGATGTACTCTCCTTTTTATGAACAATATGTTATAGTTTAAATAATCCTTAGTGGAATTAAACTAACAAAGTCCTAGTTATTGCAATTAGGGCTTGCTTTTTTATATCTAAAATCAAAAAAAGCCTATTTTTTAATAATAGCAACTACTATGAACTATGCTATCGTTAAAAATAGGCTATTTTTTAATAATAGGTTTAGCATTTTCGAAATGCAAAACCCAAAAATAAAAAGATATAAAAAAATAAGCCTACCCCTCAAGGTAGACTTAAAACATTATTCAAATTTACCCCAGTAGTCAATACGTTTTCCGTTTGCACTGCGTCCAGTAGGTAGATAGCCATAACCATTTGAACGTGGTTGTCTAATCCATACGTATCCCCCAGAGTGGCAGAAAGCATCGTACTTAACAACTGAACCCTTTGGCAGAATACCAATTTTAGATGAGTTGGTTGTTGCTCCCCAACGTAAGACAATTCCTTCATCAACAGTGATAGTGAACTTACCATCTTCTTTGAACCATTTAACACCTAATTCATCAGTCCATGAGTCATACTTAACATCATTTTGGCTCGGTGCTGGAGTTGGTTTAGGTGTCTCAATTTGTGGTTTTGTTCCAGGTTTAGCAAACTTATCCCAGGAATTTGCATCCAAATACCAGATTGAACGATCCATATCGCCGCCAGTGTATTGCCAACCAGCAATTGAGCCAAAAGCACCACTAGACACATTCATGTTAGGCACTGTCCAAGAATTCCAGTTCATGGATGCATACTTGGCTACCCAAACTGCACAATCTTTAGCACAGTTAGCTACTTGATTTAATGCAGATTCTTGTACATAAATCACACACCAAACACCAGTTAAACGGTGTACTTCGTCTACAAACTGACGAACCCAGTTAGTATTTCCCCATGCTGAATTTTGATAACTTTCCCAGTCAATAATCAACATACCTTGACCTACATAGTTCTTGATATTATTGATGAAATATTGTGCTTCTGATACTGGATTACCACCACCAGCGTAGTGATACAAGCCACGTTTTTTACCTAATTGTCCCGCCAAGTCCCATTGGTGATTGCACTTAGGATTAACATATCCTGTTCCTTGAGTAGCTTTAACAATAACCCCTTGAGCGTGTGGATCACGAATAATATAATCATCTGACCCTGAGTAAACGTCTACTGTGTACATTACCATGTTATTTGTCCTCCTTAATCTTAACTGTTGGTGTTAATTCTGATTTTTCGTAAGCTGATTGAACGGCGGTGTGAATTGTTTGTGAGTCTAGTTTGTATCCTTGCTTCTTCATCACGTCGTTTACAATCATACTAGCTTCATCAAACTTTTCACGTCCAGTCTTGTCTTGACTAACAAGGCTAGTAACTGCCATATCCGCTACTTGCTCAAGTAGAGTCCACAATGCTTTTGATTGTTCTGTGGATGCATGTTCAGCCTTATTATCTAAAACTGGCTTGAGTTGCTTGAGTAAAAAAATAGCCAGTACAGATAACAAACCTGTCTGTACTAGCCATTCAATAATATCATTGATAACTCTCATTCTCTCTCCTCCAATCGTTTAATTTTTTCTTCATGAAGTATGATAGCTTTATCGTGTTGTTCTACTTCATGCTCTAATCTTTTTAAGTTTTTATGTTGTTCTTCAAAATTCCCATTAAGTTGTTTGATTGTATTGGTTAATTCCTTAAATTGTTGTTGTAGTGGGAATGTTCCAGCACTAATTGCATTATTTAGCACCTTAGCACCATGTCTAATTAGCCAATAGATTCCACTAAAAAGAACGGAAATAACCGCCAAGATTGACGCTATCTCCGCCCATGAATATCCTAAAAATGAATGCACATATATTCACTTCCTTTTTTATATTCCTCCCACCCACCGCTATCTTTATATTATTTAACCAATAACTTTTACTGAATCATATTGCGGTCCGTTGAAATTTAAAACTAATCTATATCCATTAGCGGCAGTACCTGTAACAGAAACACTACCCAACTCATTACCAACAATATTTGTAACAGTCGCTGATGGACTTCCAAGGTTTTCTAATTTAATATGAGCTACACCTTTCATCATAACTACTAAATATCCTGAAGGGCCATGGATCGTTGTATAAACGCAACTAGTTGCTCCTTTTGTAGGAATTGTAGCAACGCCTGATTCTGCTCCCCATTGAAGATTAGCAACGTTTTCATAAGGTCCAAATCGTCTAAGCTTAAATCCACCAGTTAATGTAATTGTTTGTTCTAAGTTATGATATACATCTCTAACTCTAATCTCAGCCCATTTACTACCATTAATCATTTCAGGCCAATTTGCTGGAACCACACCGTTAGCATAATATACTCCTGGTGTTTTTAAACTATTTAAATCATCACTTGATGTCACCAGTTTATGTGTTATCAAACCTTGATTAATACGATTCTTTAAGTCTGCATAGGTAACGGTAGTTAAACCGCCATCTTTATTTGACTTAAGAAACATATCTGTATCTGCTGGTGAACTGTCTTTTGAAAAATCCTTAATTTGTTTTGATGTCATTGTAAGATCTCCTTTACTTAATATCTTTAATGTCTTGAATTTCTTTATCTAATTTTGCCATATGGTGTGTTATCCACCACATAATTTGACTAAAGTCTTTAACTGATGAGAAAGGCGTTTGTGGCCACAAATAATTTTCTTCGTCAAAGGCTATTCTTGGTATTCTACCAATAAAATCTCCAAACATTTTGAACAAATTAGCGTCACTCAAAACCCCACGTCTTAAATGCTCCCATCTTTGTATAAATCTATCTCTCATATGGTTGTAAATAATGCTAAACATTCTATGAGAGTTAGCGTACCATGCAAAACCATTCTTATCTTCTGCATCTAAAACGTTACCTTGCCAGTAAACATTCCCAAAAGTAGAATCACGGTCATAACTGGCAAAATACCATTTCTTCCCATCCCATGTTTCTAGTAGGTAATTTTTTCCATTTGCATCCAAATCGCCAGTTATCACATTCATAATATAATAGTCTATCGCACTATCAATATCTAAGTATGGTTCAATCGCTTTAACGTATTCGTCATCTGTTTCATGATGCTCTAAAACAGCACCTATCATTTGATTTAGTGAACCAAGCACCCAACTATCATCACTGCCAGAAATGTATTCAATGCTAAAATCAGCCAAACCTGCTGAATTTTTTGAAGACATTGTTGCTAAAGCTTGAAAATACTCTGCATTTGTAGCACTGTAATCTGCTGATACTATTACTTCTCTTTTACCTTTCTTCATATTAGCCATCCAACCATCTTTAGGAATATTAAGGTTGTAGATACCATGATATTTACCATTTATAACCAATCCGATTGGATAACCGTCAATGGTTCCATATCCTTTACCTAAAGCTAATTGCTTATCAAGTATACCTAGAATTTCATTTCCTGAATTATCTGTTAGAATATCGTTCCCAATTCCAATATTTTCTAAATTATCTTTAAGCCGACTTTTCCGCATTCCAGCCCAAATTCTAGCTGATACTACATTTCTAGCTTGGCTAGAGTCATTGAAATTGCCTTTAAGCGTATATTTCTTCCTAGCTCCCCAAGCGTCGTGTAGTGTAGTAGGATGTTCAAATGTGATGTTGTAATTTTTCTTCGGAAATTTAACTGATGACGCCCCTTGAACTTTCATCTTTTCAATTCTTCCAGAATTGTTGAAAAATGGAAATCTAAAGCTCGCACCACCAGCTTTTACGCTTTTGTCCGCATCGTAATAAAGTAGCTTATCAGGAACATCATCAAGATATAGAATGGGAAAAGTATTCCAGTATTTATAGTTTACTCTGTCAAGTATGCTATCAAATCTTCGTTGAGAATTATTAATAGCTATTCCTGTAGCTTTGGCATTAGCTGGCATTGTTTCTTCAAGTAAAGTATCATCAGTTGCAACTGCGTATGTTCCACCAGTTATAGTATTACCTAGGTCATCTACCAAATCTTCATCAAACAAGTTGGTAATATCAACTTGACTAATTTCAATTGATTCAATCATTGTTTCAAGCTTATTAATACGATTTTTTAAATCTTCATTAATCAAATCTTGCCCATCATGATCTTGATTATCCCCTGCATAATCATTTAAGATCAGTTGCTTTAATTGATTTATTTGAGATCTAATAGCCTCTCCTAAAGTTTTAGAACTTTGACCATCAGCCCACAATCTAGCATTTTTAACTTCATTCGGCGATGCTGCCGCCTGATAAAATCCACCATCTTTCCAGGTGTTTTCAAGCTCTGACCAAAAATACCATCTACCATTTTCTTGAACAACATACACACCCTTTTGACCGTTAGGATATTTTTGTTTTAATTCATCCAGAGTCCAAAAAGCGTCAGTTGGCGACATATCTAAATCCAAATTATCACTAACAGATTGTGTTGCTGAGTACAGAAAAATAAGCATTTGAGCCATAGCCTCTCTAGTATCAATCCCATAAGGTGCTGTTCGGATAGCATCCACGATATCTTGATATGAATGCAATGTATCATTACTAAAAGATCCACGCTCTTTCCAACGTGAATTTGAATAATCAGCCATTAAACTTCTCCTTTCTAATTTTTTGATAAAAAATAAGCCTTATCAAAGACTTATCCACCGGCAACTATTCGTGCCATATCATTATTTCTAATCCACCATGTCGGTGGATATGCGTTAATATCCTGTTCCATACATGATTGCCCAGGAGCTGGCTCGTAAATCATACGTTTGTTATCCAAAGCCAACGTTATATGGTAACTAGCTCCATGATTGCCATAGAAACCCATATCTCCAGCTTGAACTTCTGAGCGTGATATTTGGTGTCCGTATCTTTCCATGTCAACAGTGTAAGCTGGTATGCTAATCCCCAAGTCCTTATATACTTGAGAAACAAACGAACTACAGTCCATACCTGAATAAGGATTACCGCCTCTAGCTCCACCAGCACCGCCCCAAACGTAAGGGACACCTAAATATTTACGTGCTGTATCCTGTAGTTTCTTAGCTCCACCACTGACTTCCTTGTTAGGAACGTCTGTATAGCGTGGTGAACCGGACGGACTCCAACCATGCGTACCTGTTATTTGAGATAAGGCGTTTGGTATGTTAAAGAATGCCAGTAATTGGTCAAATCCTTTCCAAATGTCTTTATGACCATTTAAAGCGTAATGATTGAATGTTCCAGGTTTAAACTGCAACAAGCCGGACGCTCTGCCGTCTGATAGTCCGTCATCTCCACCTAAAGCTTTCTCGTTGCCACTTGATTCCAATCTAATTTGAGCTTTAACTAAATTCACACCACTATCATCAATTTGAACGTTCATCAATCGTGCTGCATGCTTGATAACTGGTCCCCAATCTCCGTTGACTGGTTCAGTAGGTCCACCGGCTACTGTTTGCCCTGAACCTTGACGTACTAAAGCATCACGTCGTAATTGTGCGTTTTCTTCTTGCAACTTTTTAACTTCGGCAACTAAGGCTTTAGTTCTACGTTTGTTTCTTGCTAAATCTGCCTTAGTTTCTGCTAATTTTTCTTTAGTTTTCCTTGCTTGGATTTGATAGTCAACTAAAGTATTTTGTGTACTTTCAACAGTCAATGTTATGTTATTAGGACTTGTAATATCAACAGTTTTCTCTGTAACTCTGATTAACTGAGATACTGCTAACTCATCATTGACAAACATGTATCTATGCCCCACGTAAAAGGTACGGTTATCAGTTTCAAAGGTATCTACTTTCCAATTAGTAACTGATATGATTTGTCTAGCCATCCACTCTTGACCTAACCT